GCATAGGTAATCGGCACTTTAATTACAGCAGTTAAGTCTCCAGCTGTATCAGTTCTCTCAATAATGATGTCATCGAAAAGTGTGCCAAATAGAGATACGTACTTACGAATTGTCTGAAAATAAAATTGCTGACCGAACATTAGATCTGTCCTTCGCTAAATGGATCTTGAACAGACCAATCAATAAAGCCAGATGAACTATTAGCCATTGTACCATTTGTTCCAGTACCCTCAATAGTATCGAGATTATACTGTTCCATTTCGATATAGTTGCCATCTTCATCAAGGATTGGTGCACCAGTTTCATCCATAATAACATAGTCAAGCATATTAGTGCTGTAATTGAGCTGAATACGATCAATATCGGGAATACCAGTATTAAATACTTCGTCACTGTATTCAAACAATTCACAAGTCATTTCCCAAGTTTGTAGTGTACCTAACTGGTAGAACATCTCAAACTTATTGACGAACTTAACTTGAAAACACTTGTTGTTTAGTGGAAAGTAGATCAGGTCACCTTCGTTTGGTCTTACAAGAGTTGTATATGCACCAATCTCACGACTAAATGTTCTCTGTGCTATTGAGAATATAACTTGATCGCGAATCTCAAGTCCAAACTTAGACATAAAGTTTCCGTCGCCCGAGAACCCGTCAACTGACTTGATATAAAACTCACATAGGTAAGCGTTTGTATATGATGACTGGTCGTCTGCAGTATAAAGTGTATCAAGATTATTAATGTTACGAGTGACATAGTACATATCTTCACCATAGATGCGAATAGCTTCTACGATTAAGTCTTCAAGAAGATCTTGTTCTCCCGAGTTACGATAATTGTTAAAGTATAAATTTGTAGCCATTAGCCTATCATGTCCGCAATTGGTAATGAGCTATCGTAGATTGTTCTTTCATACTTCTCGCGTTCATTAATGGCTTCATCATAGATCTGTTGACCATTAAAAGTAATACCACCTGGAAGTTGCATATTACCAAACTTCTTCAGGTTAGAGCCCCATTGCTCCTTTATTAGAGTGGTCGCGTAGTTCTGCAGTAGACGCTCGTTATAACCTTTAACATAAACATCCGGATCAATAACTTGATAGCATTCAGCGAGAATATAATCACCTATATTGACGAGTGACCAGTCCATGTCTAGATAGAGCTTATTGATTATGCGATTGTAGCGAAATGGTTGTTGACCAACGAGCATCATCTCAAGAAACTGAATGTGTTGTAAAGCCATATAGTATGGTACCATCGATACTGATGTCAATGTGTACAAATCATTCAGTGCAATCTGGTAGCGAATGTTGAATAGATTGTTTGTATTCAGACCTTGACCAATGGGAAATAGATTTACAACACCGCGAATGTTATCAGGCATCGTGATGTAACGATTATTGATGTCTACTTGAGTGACTTGATACTTGTAGAAAGCTTTTTCTGTACCATCAAAGTGATAGTCCCAATAGAAGTTAAGAGCTTCTGTAACACGATCCTCTACCTGATCTTCATCAACGTTAATTTCAATAACAGGTGCACCAAGTTTACGCAAGCAATAAGCTTTAAATTCATCTCTATTGTTAATCCAAGCCATGATTAACCTCCAAGCTTTTCAACTTTAGCTGAAAGTTCTTTAATTGCTTCAATTAAAAGTGGAACAAGTTTCTCATATTGAACTGTGAGGTAACCTTGACCTATTGGAGCAGCACCAACAACTTCTGGAAGCACTGATTGAACTTGTTGAGCTGAAACACCAACTTTTTGCGTTTGATTATTATCAGCGCCAAGATTAATTGCTGTCTTATTAGGTTGATAGTAGAAACCTTGCAGTGCATTTATTTTATCTAATGCATTTGGTATAGGACCTGTAATATCTTTTAGACGTTCATCAGAATAGTTTGAATATACATCACCAACTGCAAGAACAGAACCGCCAACATAACTATTGCCGTTAGTTCTAATTTCATTGGCATTATCACAATAGATAACACCAGTATTTGTATTACCGGCACTGTAAAGATAAAGATCACCACCACTGTAAAGTGACAGTGCTTGACCACCACTGCCACCGGTGATGTTAACAACACCACCTATTGTTGTATTAGTTGAAACTGTTAATGTTCCACCTACTGTCGTATTAGTTGAAACTGCTAATGTTCCACCTACTGATAGACTGTTAGCAACCGATAGGCTATTAGCAACAGAAACATTATTTGTTGTATTATTAAATGTTAGTCCAGCAGCACCGGCAGGTTGTCCATTATTATTATATTGTACCTGAGTATTAGTACCAGCAACAACCGTGCCCCAATATATACCAGATCCATTTGAAACTAAAGCTTGACCAGCGGTACCAAATGTACCATTGGCAGAAATACCACTATTTGATGCAATTACTAAATTTGCATTATAGGTACTTACGCCATTTCTTGTGGACAAACCACTAAATGTATTATTACCGCTATATGTCAATGATGTAGAATTGACTACAAAGGCGGTATTTACTACTAAGGTATTCTTTACAATAAAATTTGTGTCTGCCACGGTTCACTCTCCCCTGTGGTTCTTTTTCTTATTTATAGTTCTTCATAGTTTCTTACATCATCAATAACTCGTATATTTGATACAACTGCTATTAAATCTTTATTTGAAAGATTAAGTTCTGTTGTGTGAAATATACTTGCTGGATGAATTACAAACATACCTTCAACCGGACGAATTGGATGAAGCATTTGATGGTTCATATATCTATGTCTCATAGGTATAGGATCAATTAAATGTAGTCTATTACCTGCCATTTTTTGGTGAACATCAGTACAATTATCAGTAATACCAACCTGTAAAAATAAAACAGCCACATAATCGACAGATCGATGATTATGGGGTTTAGCATATTCATTAGGTCCAAATGTTCTAAGATTAGCTACAGCTTCAAATTTAATCTTTTCAGGTTCATTATAATTTTCTGCAATGGCTAATTGTGCTAAATTTGTCTTTAGATATTCTTTAAATTCACGACAACATTTTCTAGAGTCTTGAAGTAAATTATAAGATGTTTCTTTGTTTTTTCTCATAGCAAAAGGAACATGAGCTTCTGGGTGTTTATTCTCATACTCTTTTCCAATGGTTATTAACTGTGATAGATATTCTTTATCATACACATAATCAATCAAAATATTAGTTGGCCAAAGAGATTGAATATTCATAATATAACTTTCTAATTATTAGGTAATTGTAATATCTATCTTTGATGTATTTGGATAGAACTTGTATCCACCAGACAATTCAATTATTTCGCCCGAAGATAAACCCGCAGTATTTAAAGTAATAGTCTGGCCACTTTTGCATTTTAATCTATTAATTGTACCAGAAGATACTGTTAGATATAGATTTGCTTGTGTATTAGCTGTCACAGTATATATAGCAGTTGAATTGGCAGATACTGTATTTGGACCATTAAATGTAATAGGAAGATAGTTGCGCATAAACGTTTTCATTGATTTTGAATCTGGCGCAGTATTATATGCAAATGTATTACCATTTAGAACAAAATGAGCATAAGTATTACCTATTTCAGCACCAATTGTTGAACGATAGATTAAAGAACATTCATCCAATGTACAACCAATATAAGGTGTGATAATATAGAAAAGTGAGATATATCCAAGTTCTGACATTATCCAAGCAGGTGATGATACAGTATACAAACCTTGTAAGGATGTATTTGTTGTAGGTGCTTCTGGTCCAGGTGTATTACCAGTACCCATAGCTTCATTTGGCTTTAAAAATGAAGCGTAGGATGTATTTGCTTGTGTTCTATAGATATATGTTAATCTTGATGTTTCCATCCATTGCATAGGAGCAGAAACATTTGTTTCGGTAATTTTATAACCTAATCCAATACAACCATTATCCTCACCATACTTATTAATAGTATCTTGTAAATCAAATATCTGAGTATCAATAGTACCATTGGCTATAAATGTTCTGGTAATAGTCAATATGGTATTTGCTAATGAATAAACTACATTTGAAAAGCCAGGATTTTGACTGTATGTTTGAAAGATTTGCATTTTTATTCTTTAGACAGTTAAAATAGTATTTGAAATGTTGGGATAATACCTATAACCAGCTTTAACTGTAATATTTTCACCTGGTGTAAGTCCACTAGTATTTATTACTACTGTCTGCCCACTCTTAGCAACTGTTCTATTAAGAACACCCGCTGTTGAATTTAAATATATATTTCCAGTAGTATTAGCTGTTACAACAAACGCAGTAGAATTAACAGTCGCAAATGATATAGGATTCCATTCATTAAGAAATGTTTTAACGGATTGTAATGTAGCTACATTTGAATTTGTTAGTGCTGTTCCATCAATAGTCATTGATGTGTGATTTGTACCTTCAGTTGCGTCACGATAAATGACAACACAATCATTAAGATTACAATTTTCAGATGGAGTTAGAATAAAAAATATTGGTCTATAATTT